GGCAAGAGTATGAAAGATTGTTTAGAGGTATCTTTGACCCAGCAGACAAAACCAGAGATTCTGAAAGAGCCAGAATAATCACTCCTGCACTGCAACAAGCGATAGAGTCACACACAGCAGAGATAGAAGAGGCTGTGTTTGGTAGAGGAGAGAAGTTCTTTGATATTACTGATGATGGTTTTGATCCACAGAAGATTGATATTCAGATGATTCGTAGTCAGATGATAGAAGACTTCAAGAAAGGTAACGTAAGAAAGTCAATCTCTGATATTATCTTACTATCTGCAATCTATGGTAACGGTATTGGTGAGATTACTGTATACGAGAAGAAAGAACTAATACCAGCTATGCAACCAGTAGTAGAGATGGGTATTACAGCAGTAGGAGTACAAGAAAAAACAAGGTTCTGTGTTGGACTCAAACCAGTTACACCATACAACTTCTTAATAGACCC